TGGCCTATGATGCATCGTGGCCGGATGTGCGAAACATTGATAACAGCGTGACAGTCACCTACACGGCGGGTCACGGCACCGACCAAGCAGACGTGCCGCACAACGTGAAGCTGGCCATCAAGATGCTTGTCGGCCATTGGTACAGGAACCGGGAGGCCACGATTGAAGGCAACGTGAACGAGCTGCCGCTGGGCCTGGACTCGCTGCTAGAAGCGGAGCACATCGAAACCTATGGCTAACAACACCATTGCCGCCGGCAGGCTATCCAACGTCGTATCGCTCCAGAAATACGTGGTGTCGTCAACCGACACCCGCGGCCAGCCAGTGGGATCGTGGACGCATGTCTGCAGCCTGCGGGCGGCAATTGAGCCAGTCGGGCCACGCGATGCCCAGATGGTGAACCAACTGATGCATGATGCCACGCACATTGTCCATGTGCGGTACAACCAAAGCGTGACACGTAGCACCCGCCTGAAATACGGGGACCGCATTTTGAACATTGGCCATGTGGCCGACCTGGGCAACGACGGCCGGGTGCTGCGGCTGCTATGCAGCGAGGAGCTGTAGCCGTGGCGGTAGAGGAAATTGTTCGTGTTCGTGTGGATGGCATAGAAGAGGCCATTCGCAGATTGTCAGCGTTAGACAGAAACGCACGCCGCAGGGTGGTGTCGTTTGCCGTGCGGGCTGGGTTACGTGTGGCGTTGCAAAGAGCAAAAGAGGAAGTTCCGGTTCGGACAGGAGGCCTGCGGGCCAGCCTGAGGATCGCATCGTTGCGACTAGACCGTGCCAGCGGCACTGTGACGGGACACGTTCAGGCCGGCAAGAAATCGAAGCGGATGGAGAAGAAGGGACTGACAGCCTATTACGCTCACATGGTAACTGGCGGAACCAGGCCGCACCAGATTCAGCCGCACAAAACCAAGGCGTTGCTGATCGGCGGCAAATACGCCGCGTCGGCTCAGCATCCAGGCACGTCGGCGAACCCGTTCATGGAGCGGGCCTTGTCCCGTTCTTTCAACCTGGGCGTGGATGCGTTCCGCCGGGCATTCGGAATCAAGATGGATGAAGAGGTGGCGAAGCTATGAGCACCGGGGCCAACCTGCGAACATACGTGCTGGCCAGCACCAGCGTGTCGAACTTGGTGGGAACCAGGGTGTACCAGGGCATCGTGCCAACGACGGCCAGCTTGCCGTTTGTCTGGTTTCGTCGGCGTTCCGTGGAATATCTCAACACGCTAGGGGAAACGGAAACAGTCCCATGGCGCGAAATGTTTGACTGGGAGTGTGTGGCTGACGACCCAGCGGAAGCGGATGGGGTGGCCGACGCCGTGCGAAACCGCCTGCACTGTGCGAAGGGGACGATGGGAACCACGGTGTATCAGTGGGTGGATGTGCAGGACCAATCGGACGAATACATCCCTCGAAACATGCAGGCCGACGAGGTGCTGCACATTGTTAGTTTGGACGTAGAAGTTACCAACAAATAACAGGAGAACGCACACATGGCCAAGACTCGTTGGACTGGTCGCGGTGCCGTGGTTGGCACCTACTCGACAAGTAACTCTAGCTTCACGCCAGCGGGGCTGACTCGCAGCATCACGCCGCCGCCTGCGGAACGGAGCATTATCGACGTAACGGGCATGGAGGATACGACGGCAGTGGCCGATGGCGGCATTGAGCAACTGTCGGTGTTCACGTTCCAGGCACTGCACGCCACCACAGACACCGTGGATAGCAACATAAAAACGTGGTATGGATCGCAGCTGGAGAAAAACTGGTACATCCGCTGCAACAACGGAGATAAGCTGTTTACTACCAAGTTCAAAGGCAAAGTCACGGCGTACCGGCCGCAGACGTTTACCGGCAACGATCCGGTGACGTGGGAGGTGCAGGTGCATCGGACTGGCGCCATCACGTATAGCGTGACGAGTTAACGACGATGGGAGGCCATATGTTAAGTGAACTCGACAGGCCGGTGACTGAGTATTTCTTCGAGCCTTGGCAACGGGCAGTGAAGATGCGCCGCCTGTCTGCGGAGCAGTTTGTGCAGGTGATGGGTGACATGGGAACGGCAGACGAAAAAGACGCTGCCTCGCAAGTGCGTGTCATGAGCCGCATCTGCGCTATGGGGATTGTTGATCCGGCCGCCACTGCCGAGGAGTGGGCTGGCGGGACCACGGTGGATACGCTGATGCACCTGGGGAATCAGGTGCTGAGGAACCACAGCACGGAGGCTATTGCGGCGGCTAAAAAAAACTAAGCAATGAATGGCTGCACTTTTTGTTTCGCCTGTGCCAGCAATTAGGGGTGATCCATCCCAGAAGGCTGTCCGTTGAGCCGGAGGAATTGTACGACTGGTGGCTTTATTTCAACTGTGACCCGTGGGGGGACATCCGCGACGACTACCGGGCATTCTTCGCTTCGCACGGTTCCATGTCCGACGAAGTTAAGCCCATCTGGCCGTATGTGGATGAGCCGATCAGTGCCGAAGAAATTGCCGCGGCTATCAAAGCGGAGTAATCATGGCCAGTAAAAACGCCGCCACCGTGACGATTGCCATCGAGGCCCAGACAGCCACGCTGAAAAAGGGCTTCGATGATGCCAAGCAGGCGATTGGTGGACTGCAAAAGTCCATTTCCGGTAGCGTGATGTCTGGCATGGCAAAGTTCCACGCAGGCTTGCTGGCCATCCAGGCCGTGCTGGGAACTTTCCGCGGACTGATTAACGGTGTGTCGCAATCTATGCAGGAAATGGGGCGAAACACCGACATTGCCGACAGGCTGGGCATTGCCCAGGACTCCCTGGCAACTTTTGAGTTAGCCGCAGATCAGGTTGGCGCATCGTCCGATGCCGTGGTGACGGCGCTGGAGCGGATGAAAAACGCCGTGGCCGAGGCAGCACAGGGAACTGGAACTGGTGCTAAGGCCTTGGGCGAACTGGGCCTGTCGGTCCAGAAGCTTATGGCAATGGCTCCTGATGAGCAATTTGTTGCTATTGCAGATGCCCTGCAAGGCGTGCAAAGCCAATCAGATTTTACGCGGCTGTCGATGGATTTATTTGGACGCGGTGCAGGACAACTTGCTCTCCTGCTCCGCGGCGGTTCAGAGGGGATGAATGACTTCTCCCAGATGGCCAACGATCTTGGCATGCATCTGGGGAACGCCCGCAATAAAGTGGACGCGGCAGGCGATGCTATTAGCAGAATGAGTCAAGCCTGGCAGGGGCTGTGGAATCAGTTTACTGTGTTTATTGAACCTGCCATCTCGCGGGTTGTCGATGTGCTAACGCGGTTATTTTCTATTCTCAACAAATCGGCGGCCGGCTTCACGGGGGCCAGGGGGGAGGCCAAAAAGTACGCCGACACAATCACAAAGGTGTCGATTGCCGATCCAGCTGCGACGGCTGCGGCGGAAAAAGCTAGAGAGGAAATGGCCAAGGCCGAAGAGCAGATGCGCAGCCGTGCAGAGTCAATCACCAACAGCCTGAAGACGCCGGCCGAAAACATGAAGGACGAGGTGGCCGAACTCAACGAAATGGTGAAGGCCGGTGCCATCTCCTGGGGCACCTATCACCGCGGCATCCGCCGGGCCGTGGAGGAGCTATTCAAGGGCAAGCAGGCCATCAAGGAATGGAGCACGCCTGGCATCGGTGCCGTAACGCGATCTTCTGCGGAAGGCTTCTCGGCGTTGCAGGAGGCCAAGCGACAGCGGGAGGACGACGAACGGCGTCACCGCGAAGAGGTGGAGTGGTTGGCCAGAATAGAGGCAGCAGTTAAGGCCAGCACCATCGAGCTGGTTCCGGTGAAAATATGAGCGGTGTAGAGTTCAAGACGGCACAGCGGGCGGCAGAATGCGTGGTGGACGCCCAGGGACGGCGGCGCTATACGGCCTATTATCTGGCCAAGATGGATGACCCGGCCGATGGACCCAACAAAGTGCTGGACTACGCCGAAGCACACGGCGTGTACTGGGGAAACATCTACGCCTATGGCAACGACATCAATAACACGGTTTTTTGTGACGGCTTGACTCCGCGGCGGGTGCCGGGAAGCAACGAATGGTGGGATCTGACCGTCACCTGGGGCGCACCGGATCCCGAGTCGCCGATGCAAGACGACGACGGAAACCCCACTGACGAGCCGAATGATTGGGCGTGGCAGCACAATATGGGATACGCCACTTGGCAGGAGCCGGTGTGGGCAGCCTATAACCGGACAGCGTTTCCGCACCCGGATCAGGCTGGTGCTGCAGTGGAGTCCTACACACGCGGCGTTGGTGTGTATGGGCCAGTTGTCAACTCGGCTAACGTCGTGCTCGATCCGCCCTTGATGCGGGATATGTTTGACCGCGTCTGGCAGATCACCACATTTTCCCGCACATACAACGGCTCCGTTAGCGATGTGATGATGGGGGCCATTAATTCAACAGCGATTCGGCTGAGCGATTACGTTGTGGCCAAGTACGGTATGACGGCGCAGTCTTTTTATGCTTACCAGGTTAAATGCACCAACGCTTCGGCTACGCACCGAATCTTGACAACAAACGAAGTGCGCGTGCCGTACTGGGAATGGAACTGGGAGTTTCGCATTCGTCAGGGGCTGTGGCTGGACAGCGTACTGGACCGCGGCATCA